GATATCGGGGGATCATTATTTAATTCAGGATTTTTAGGTGCTGACTTCTTCTGGTGGGTCGGTCAGATTGCTGACGACTCCACTTGGAGAGATAATATAACTCCAGGTAAACATTCTAACAGGCAAAATGTTCCAGGATGGGGTAGAAGATATAAGGTAAGGATTATTGGTCTTCATGATAAAGAAGAAGAGGCTGTTGCATCTGATCAGTTACCTTGGGCACAGGTAATGTACCCAGTTACTGCTGGTGGAGGTCAGGGTAGTGCTTTTCAGACTGCAAACCTCCGTCAGGGTAACTTTGTATTTGGATTCTTTTTAGATGGTAAAGAGCAAAGTGTTCCTGTCATTATAGGTGTCCTTGGCAATAATTCTCAGACAAAATTAGCACAAGATGGAATAGGAGCAGCTGCTGAAGGTAAAAATAATTTTGGTGCAACAAGTGGATTTTCTGATGGTGAAGTTCCTAAACAAGGAGCATCTAAAGAAGTAGTACCTGAAACTGATTTGGTTGTTGAGAAACCAAAGTCAAATGAGCAAGCACAGGAAGAAGCAAATCAAGGATTGCCTACTAATAATCTAGGAACTCCTGTAAATAAACCAGTATCTCCACAGCAACAGGCAGATATTGATAATGCTAGAAGACAAGGTGAAGAGCAGGGATTAGAAGGTGAAGAATTATTCTCTTATATTAGGGAGAATGTACAGCAAGGTATTGAGAAAAGGATTCAGAATGCAAATGCTGTTGATGCACCTGTTTCTCCAGGAGCAACCAAAGAGACTGCAGATGCTATTCATTTAACTGGTGCTGCTGATGTTATAAGAGATGATTTATATGAAAAACCTATACCTGTTATGAAACCTGATGATATTGTTGGGTCTTCTCTGAAGTCTATGCAAATTGTTATGGATAATATGACACAGGATGTTGATAAGTATATGAAATCATTAAAGGATAGGGGATATATTGATGCTGTTTCTATGAATAAAGACTTACGTAATCTTAAGGCAGTTCAGGCAAATGCTGCTTGTGAGATATCAAAGTATATGAAGATTATAATGGATAAGATGATGGAATATGTATCAAAGACATTGAATAAGGAATTAGCAGAGAAGGTTGCAGAGATGCCATCTAGTCAAAGGTGGATGATGGCAGATATGAAAGAGATAACTGGAAAACAAACGCTTCAGAATTATAATCAGATTGCTGATAATATGTGTGGAACTATAGAACAAGTTTTAGAAGAGACTTTAGATACTACTGAGATAATTAAACAGTTCCAAGGTAGGATAGATCGTTCAATTGATCAGCAAATTAGGGATCAAACTGGACTTACTGGTGGAGATCCAGGTACTGATGCAACAGTTGATATGTTAAATGCTGCTCAAAATGTTGTAAGTTCATACACTACCTCAAGTCCTGATCCAGATTCTATAATGGGAATGACATTAGAAAGTGCTCAACAAACTATTGTTGATTTGACAAAGGAACTTGGGTATCCAACAAAACCAAAATTAAAAGATTGTTTTGCAGAAGATTTGGCAGCAAAAGTTATAAGTAATAATAGGAAATTAATTGATACTGCAAATGATAATATTATTAAGAGTATTAATTATTTTATGAGTGATATGCAAAAGATGTTGACAGAATCTGGAGCAACTTCTACTGGTAGTAAGTCTATTGCTGGACAGATAATGGGATTTACTGATGAAGAAGTATTGGATCAAGTAAGAGGAGGTACTGCATATATTACTGCAACATCTGTTGCAACTGGTATCTATGGTAATATTAATCCTGGAATTACTACAAGTTTAGGTAAGGGATGTGTAGTTAATATTAAAGTAGATTCTGGTGGATTGGCAGGTGTAGGTGCTACACAAGCTGAACATTATACTTGGATAGAACAAGGAACTAATTATGTTAATGGTAATCAGAATGCTACTGTGTGTGATACATCTGGTAGTGGTACTGGTATGTTGATTAATATGAGTGTTGCTGGAGGTGAAATACAAACAGTAAGAGTTCATACTATGGGTACTGGATATAAAGCAGGAGATATTATCTATCCTCATATGCAAGGAGGATCAGGTTCTATTGCTGGTAATGGATCCTTTAGACTGGAGTTAGTACAAGGTCCAATTAATCCAGGTGGTATTGATATAATTAAGAAAGGTGCTGATTATAAGGATGGTGATGTTATATTCGTTGATCAGAATAACTTTGGAGTCAGGGCAACTGATGCAACATTTACTACTACATCTACCAGTACTAAGATTGATAAGAAATTAACAGGAACAGGACAAAGTTTAGATGATATATTAGGATCTATTACTTCTGTTGGTGGTAATTTAACTCAAGCATTGCAGTTTAAGAATATTACTGGTAATGTATTCCCGTTTGAGTTGCCTCCTAATTTGGCGGTGTCTGATATGTATAAGTTAGGATCGGGTGGTTCATCTAAAGAGGATGCTGAATTACCAAACGTTTCTAATGTTCATAAAAAAGTAAAACCACTCCAACAAAAACCACTTCAAGGTATACCATTTATAGAACCTGATATTGGTGAACCTGAATTGAATTTTGATGAAGTTAGATCTAGGATAAATGCTCCTGGTTTATCCTGATAAATATCTAATATGTATTTTGGATATAGTATAGAATAGATGGCAATTGCTGCAACCCAATTTAATATATTTCAACCTCCTACTCAGAAAGAAGTTAGTGTGGGATATATTTCTAGTGTTAGGGGATTTGTTGATGGAGTAAGTTTATGTGAAGCAAATGATTATGAGAAAGAGCATCCAAATACTGCATTTATTCTTAGGAATAGGGAAAGTGTAAAATATCTTGGTATAGATGATGTTAATGCATTAACACCAGATGCTGTAGAATCTGAATCAGAAGGTAGACCTGGAGATCCATGTTCTGGGGAGGGTGCTGTTGATTTTCAGCATCGATGTAGTCGTGTCCCACAAGCACATCTTTATGGTGGAGGAGGTGTAGGTGCTTTTGCTAATCCAGTAATTGGAGAAGATGGTGGTTTATTAACATTAGATATTGTAGCACCTGGTTTTGGTTATCAATATCCACCTAGAGTTGAAGTTAAAGATCAATGTGGTATTGGTAAGGGTGCAGTTGTTAGAGTTGGTGTATCTGATGGTGATAATTGTGTAGAGTCTTGGAAATATTATAAAGATGAATTAGATGAGAATCAACCTGAGATATGTGATGATACTAGTATTCCCTATGGTAAACTATGGGGTGTTGATGGAGAAGATCTTGGTGCTTGGGATCCTGAAAAATATTCTAGATATGCAGAAGATCCTTTGATGAGTGAGATTGATAAGTATCTAGAGAATCTTAAGAACTTAAAGAATCCTTGGTGGAATAGTCAGAAAGAATTAAATAAACAGCATATTACTTGGTCTAGTAATGGAGAAGTAACTACTATAGGGTATGGTGCTACTGCTCCTGGTTGGTCAGATTTTATGAATCTATATGGAATTTCTCCAGTAGAACCATCAGATGAAATTGGATCTGCACATGGTGGTGAGACTTTTGATTTTAAGTGGGATATAGATTTTCCTTGGGGAGGTCAATATATTTTTAGAGGTTTGTATGATGGTGATATTAATACTGGTGATCTATATGTTGATAATCAGAAGATAGCGTCATTAAATGCTAAGAATGGAACGGCTGAACCAGTTAAATATGAAGTTGGTATTGCTACAACAAAGACAGTAACTTTTAAACTTCATAATGAAGCAACTACAAAGCAAGCACCAATACAACCAAAGCAAGAACCAATAATTAGAAAAGCAGGTGGAAAGTTTATACGAGAAGGTAAGAATTATTTCTATAAAGTATCTGGAAATGATCTTGTTGATATAGATTTTGACTTTTTCTGGGATAAAAGTATTGATGGAAAAGAAAAACCAAAACCAACTATACCTGAGAAAGTACAAGCTAAATTTCAAGTTTATACTTCTGGTGGTGGTGATGGATTAAACTTTAGATTTACAGCAGCAGATGGATCTCATAGTTTTGAGATAAATTCAGATAAGTATGTACACAATGCTGCAGCAAAGGATTTATTTGTTAATGTCAAACCTAATATAGATTATAATATAGTATCAAGTAGAAGGAGTGGTACAACTGAACAGGGATGTCTTAAGGAATCTCGTTTTGGACGTAGGGGAAAAGAACAAGATACAGGATCAAGTAAATGTATTTTTTGTGATAAGGTTGGTTCTAGAGACGATGATGATGATTTACAGGTCAAAACTACAGATGCATCAGGAATTTTTACAGCAGGTGCTTCAATATCATCTGGATCAAGTAAACATGATAGTTGGGCACTAACTTATAGGTATGGAGGTGTTGCTCCTGTAGATAATACTCCCAAAGAAAGACCTGCTATTACTAAGCTTATAATACAAACAGAGAAAGATCCTTTAGTCTTTGAGATTCCTAAAACAGATTCTCAACCAGCCAATACTGGTGGTGGACAAAAAGCTTGGGTTCCTCTGAAACCTTATCCTTATGTATACCCATCTGATACTGAGGTTTTAACTGATCAATGGCATATTGGGGAATGGCATATTAACATTACTACTCCAGGAAATTATACACTTGAGGCTCGTGCTGATGATAGATGTAAAGCTTCATGGGATGGCAATACAGTTTTTACAACGAGGAAATATACGACTACAACAATTGCTAATGTATCTGCAGGTACTCATAAGTTATCAGTAGGAGTTTGGAATAAAGGTAAGTATGGAAGGACTTGGAAGGATAATCCTGGAGCATTAAGATGGTATCTAAAAGATCCTAATGGGACAGTGGTTGCCAATAGTCGTGATCCTTTTAATGATACTAAGCCTGCAGATAATTTAGGTAAAGGTGGTAAAGATTGGAAACAGAAAGGTAATATAAGTAAGAAAGGTAATTTTAAGAATGGTAGAAAGTATAGAGTAACATTTGATAGACTTCCATATACTCAGGATCCTGAGATTGGCGATACAGGAGACGTTAGGGTTCAACCTGAGACTGATGATCAGAAGATTGATTTCTATGATCAGGGTCATAGAAAGGGTAATACTCTACAGATTATTACTCCTAAAAATGTAACTTTTGCTGCAAGGAATGCTTATCAAATATCAAAGGCAGATAGTAGAGTAGTTTATCCTGCTAACATAAAAACTTCACAGAGAAGTATATTTAATACCTTAAAGAATATTAATGATGCAAATAGAAGACTATGGAAAACAACTAATAAAGGTGGACTCTTAGGTAAGTATGGTGTTGCTCCTTATGATACTGCATTAGCTCTTCCTAACATGCCATATGCAGGTAAGCATAAAATTATATGGGGAAATATTAACTTCCCTGTTTCTACGAATTATGATATAGATGTTCATGTTGATGATGATGTAGTAATATCAATAGGTGATCAAGTTACATTTACTAAAATAGGATTTACTCATGGAAAAGATGCGACTACCTATGATAGTTTTGGAGATGCAGTTGAGGCATATGGTCAAGGAAAGTTTGGTCATACTGGTCAGACAACTCATACTTATTTCATAAAGGCAGGAACATATCCTATTACTGCAGAACTTCATCAGATACCTGGTGGTAAATGGCCTACAACTAACCCAATGGCATTGGCAATTGATATAAAAGCACAGTTAGCATATAAAACAGTTTCAGATCCTAAGAGTTGGAATCAAAATCCAATGGGTGTTGCATTAACAATAGAAGCACCACCACCTGCACCACCTGCAGCAATAGTTCCACCAGTATTAGCAGAGGGAGAATGTCCAGAGAGTCCTATTTGGCACACTCGGATGAAAACTGATGGTGCTCCTTGGTATCCAGTTAAATTTGGGTATTGGCATAAGTGGACAAATAAGTATGCAATATCCCCAATCCCTCCTCTCAATACTCCTGGTTCAGATGGTACAGGTAATCAGGATGGATGGAAACAAACTTGGACAGTAGATGCACCTTATGAGGGAGATTATACATTAAAAGGTACTGTTGATAACTTTGGTATTATTGAGGTTGATGGTGTAGAAGTTGCAAGTAGAAAGGATGATCCTAATATTGAATTTAAGGATGAAGAGTATAAGAGAGATAGTTTAGATGTAGTAGTAAAACCTAAAGATACATCTACGAATAAATGGCCACAAGAAACGAAGGTTTATTTATCTGAAGGTTCACATACAATAAGTGCTACTATTGCTAATTATAAAAACTATGTGACTAAGAAAAAATTCTTTAAAGAAAAGGTTTTTAGTACAAAGGATTGGCAATCAGCAGCACCTGTAAAGAGTAGTAAGAATAATAAACCTCATGGTATAATGTTTACTCAACAGTCTGGTAAATATTATCTTAATGCATATGGTAATGATATAGTAGATGCTGATCTTTCATATGTATGGGATGCTTTAGAGGGTGATAGTCCTCCCCCACCACCTCCAACAGCACAAGCTACGTTCTTCATTTATCGTCAGGGTACAAAGGGGATGGTATTTACATTTACTGCAAAAGATGGATCGCATACGTTTAAATTTGATGCAGATGCGTTAACTGGTTCTGGTGATACAGCAAAAGAAGTGAAGATTAATAATGTTAAAACTAATGTAGATTATGTTGTTCAGGCAAGTAATAAAGGTAAATCGAAGTATGCAAGAGTTGAGCAAGGACTTCTTGATCCAAATACTTTTGGTAAGAGGGGAACAGAACAAGATAGTGGACAAAGTAAATGTATTTTCGCAGATGCGACATCATCATCAGATGACGATGATGATATACAGATCAAAACCACAAATATATCAGGAGTTTTTACAGCAGGTGCTGCTCAAGATATAGGTACAAGTAAACATGATAGTTGGGAAATAACTTATAGACTTAGTAATCTACCTGGAGGATCTCCTAATTATACACCACCAAGTGTAACTAAAATAACGATACAAACAGAGAAAAATCCTTTAATCTTTGAGGTTCCTAAGACTGATGCTATACCAGCAAGTGTAACAGGACCACAGAAAGCTTGGGTTCGTGTTGGAAGTTTTCCTGGTGTTTTCCCATCTAATACGGATACTTTAGGGAATCAATGGCAAACTGGTGAATGGACTGTTAATATAACTACTCCAGGAAATTATACTATGGTATCAGGTTCTGATGATAGATGTAAAATCTTTTGGGATGGTAATCAAGTTCATGGAACGGCTAGAGGTGCTACAAGAACAATTGCTAATGTAACTACGGGTGTTCATAAGTTAAAGGGTCAAGTTTATAATAAAGCTAAGTATGGAACTGATTTTAAGAAAAATCCTGGATCATTAAGATGGACACTGACAGATCCTTCTGGAACAGAGGTTGCTAATAGTGCAGATCCTTTTGCAGGATCTAATCCTGCAGATAATCTTGGTAAAGGTGGTGATCAGTGGAAAGTAAATGGTACTATTAAAAAGAGAGGTTCGTGGAAAGCTGGTAAGAAATATGAAGTTACTTTTGTAAAAGGATATGGTCGTAGACCAGATGGTGGTGCGATTATTAATGTACCAGATCCTACTATTCGTGAGTCTGGTTGGAAAACAAAAGAACAGAAAGCAATTAAACCTAATCCTCTACTGTCATTTAAGAATCCTTGGGATCGTTTAGAGACTATAGATGTTTATCAGATGTCTTCTGCTACTGCAGTAGAGTCACTTATAGTAGATAACACAAGAAATGGTGTGACATATAGTGGACCAGCATTATTTAATTATAGGGATAAAAGATATGGACCATTTATGAATGAGAATGGAGTTTCTCCTGACTATCCAAAAGTTGGTGGTTCTGAATTAGTTGAATATAGTTTTACTAATGTTAATTTTCCTGTATCTGGTGAGTATGAGATTATATTCCAGAATGATCACTCAGCAACTCTTTATCTTGATGATCAATTAATAGGATCTAATTTCTTTAAGGGACAAGAACACTCAGCATCTAGACATGCTGTAGATTTTACTGGTAAAGGTTTAGGTAAAAAGATAACAGTTAACAAAGGTAAACATACTCTTACTGTAAAACCAACTGTTTATACAAAAGAAAGTGGAGGTCCAATAGGATTTATAGATGCTATGTTCCGTAAACCATCTGAGGATTATTATAGAGGTTCCGCAGAATTTCTTGACAATCCAAGTGCTTTTGCAATAGGAATAACAAGGTTGGTTGAAGATGTACCAGAAGTAGGAACACCAGCAGCTCTTGCTCAAGCAGGTAAGTCTTGGTATCAAAATCCAATAGGACTTTGTGCTATACTTATTCCTCCACCATGCAAACAAATAAAATGTGGAAAGGGTAGAATTATTGATCCATTAGTTGATGATCCAGGATGTGGATATAAGGAACCAACACCTCCTAAACTACCAGGAACTCCTGAAGATCCACCTCCTGGTATTGGTCAGACTACTTATAATGTTCAACTTGTTCCTACTGAAGTTGTTGTACTTGATCCTGGCATAAACTATAATAAAGGTTCAGGTATTACAACTGAAACACCGCCTGGTGATCCAGTGATAGAGAAAGATGAGATTTATGTAGAAAATTTCCCAGATGAATGGGATTTTGATTGGGATCCTGGTGGTGGCGGTGGAATAGGACGGGTAAAGATTAAAAAACATCCAGAATTTCCACCACCATTTACACCAGTACTTAGAGTAAGAACTTCTTCTGGTGTTAATTTTAGGGGTATAATCGCATGGGATATTATACGTGATCCAATAGTTGAACCCGATAAACTAATACAGGTAACAGATTTAGTTGGATTAAAACAGACTGGATATATACAAGGTCGTGCATACTATGGATCAATATACTATAAGGATGGAATTCCTTATGCTGGAATAACTGAGACTGCTGGTACACCAATACAAGTTTATGCTACTCTACAGGAGAGTATTGATAGTGAAGTTACCACACGTCCATCAGCAATTCAGAGACAGGGTACTGATGTTACTAGTAATGATCCCAGACTTAATCTTCCTGGAACCCCCGATAATCTTACCTAATACTAATGCCAATATCACAGAATTTTGAGTATCAAGGTAATACTCCTCCTAAAAATAGATTATTACCTTCTTCTAATAATCAACAAAATAATGCTGGTAGTGAATATGATACTGCTAAGATAAATTATACTGCTATTGGGTGGGGTAATGATCATGGATCTGTTACTATGGGTCAGATTCATAAGTCTTCTGATGTAACTTCAGCAGTAATGCTTAATGCTAGAGATGGATTACATCAATTCTCTCTAGATAATGATGGTCAAAGAAGAGGATGGACAACTTCTACAAGTACTGGTGCATTTCAAGTTAAATGTGGTAAGTATCCTTGGATTGAGAAAGCTGCTGAGAAAGAGGCACTTGATAGTTGCATAATTGAGGCAGAACATGGTAATATTGTTATTAAGGCCAGTAATGGTAAGATCAGACTTGAGGGAACTGATATTGAGTTAGTTTCTAAAGGTGAAAAAACTGATCGAGGTAGTATTAAGATGACTGCCAGTGAAAATATAATAATGGAGTCTAAAAAGACCATTATAAATGCTAAAAACTATTATAAAATGAGTACACCACAAACTATGGAAATTATTGCTAACGGAGTATTAAAAATGTATGGTGCTGTAATTAGAGGAGTTAGTGATGCTGTAGATAAGAAAGATTCTAAGGTAGGTGGTAGGCAATTCCAACAAAGAGTTAAGGAGGGTGCATAACAATGTCTTATAACGTAGATGATCTAAATGTTGGTGGACAACTAAAGGTTGGTACTGGTATTAACGGTGCTATACAGGAAGGAGAGATTAAAATCAATGGATCATCATTGATAGAGGGTCCTATGGTTGTAGGATCACCTGATGCTTTCAGTGAAATAGAAGGAACCTTAATGGTTGGACCTACTACTAATGATGATGAAAATATTCCAGAAAATTGTTCTCCCTATAAGACATTTCTTGGTGTTTCTGGTTCTCAACCTCAAGCAATTTATTCTAAAGGAAATTTATATGTACAGGGAGATATATTTGTTACAGGATCCGTTGATTGTTTTTCATCTGGAAGATTAGAGGCAAGACATAAGGCAGCAGATGCTTCTCCTAAGAAGTTTGATATGGTTCATCCATCAAAGGGTGAAGGTCATCGTCTTGCTCATGCATGTATAGAAGGACCAGAG